TTCTGCTTCTATTTCAGAATCTATTTCACTAATTTCCTCTTCTGTCATGTGAAGTACATTTTCACGAACCCACTTCATAGAATAATATTTTCCAACTAATGGATCGACCTCACCAGCTATTCTTAACCTCTCTGTCATAATCTCACTGTTCTTCAATTCAGAAAAATAATTATCTTCTTTGAAGTTATAGTGTATATTGTTGCGCATTTCTTCCCAATCAGATCTAGATAACACACCTTTAAGTACTAATTGTATTTCTAACAATCCATTGAACAAATGCGAGAAACGATTACGAAGTCTTTTAATAAACTTGTTAAATTTTATTTCGTCTCTGGTTATCTCTGAAGCTCTTCCAAGGTTAAACTGATTATCAGCTTCCATACGAGTAACTGGTACATTGAGTGACTTGTATAACTTTCTACGGAAGTAATCTACATCTTCCATTTCACCAAGATTTTGTCCACCAGGCAAAGTTGTTATCTCTGTACCTCTGCCACCATCTCTTCGCGGTAACCAAAAGTCCTCCAACATGGTCATAAACTTACGATCGTCTCGTACCTCTCCAGTAGACGCATCATATACCAATTTATTCTTATGCTTAACCATCATATCCCTGAGATATTGTTCTGCTTTCATCTTAGGAAGATTACCAACATCAATATAAAAAATTCTACGTTCGGGTGCTCTAGCAAGTCTATAAATTACAGTTGCATCTTCAAGCATTCTAAGTTGGTTTAATGACTTTACTGCTTTGTGGAGATAGCCAAGAACCATGTTGTTTCTTGAATCCATCAATCCACTATGTACATGGCTAATACTATCTTTAGCTATTTTGATGCCTTGTGTAGCTGAAGACGTTATACCTTTTGGATTGTATAGGTAGTATTCTTTTTGCTCTTTGCTGTAAATAGTAGCGCCAGTACGAGGATCTTTTGACTTTACCTTTTCCCGTACTTTACGAATTTTGCGTGGATCGATATATCTAAGTTCTTTTATACCGTCTCTTGGATCCTTATCATTAATAATGATATGATGGTAAAGTCTACCATCAACATAAAAACGTCTGAATATATCATAAGCTCTGTTACTGAAATCGAGCATAGCTAATACTGAATCAAACTCTTCACGAATTTTATTTTTAACACTATTAGGCTGTTTTAAATTATCAAGAACTATCTCTACAGGAGCTTCATCTTCCATAACTATAGCTTCATTAACAATATCTTCTACAGCGGAATCACATTCTGGCTGCATTGACATTTCTCTGTAGCGAGTTACTAATTCTGCTTCTGATTTCGCAGTTCCATCTAAGTCAACGAATGTTCCATAGGAACCACCTGGTGCTATTTCCAAAGCACCATCATCAGGTGAAGGGGGGACAAAGGTTTTCAGATCTTCTTTTGATTCTTGATCTGACCTTGTGATGTTAAATCCGAAAAGCTGCACTATGTTATCCTCAGAAAATAAAGTGGAGGTCGATAGTATTTATCGACCTCGTCACACACAGTAGTTATCTCAAAGCGCGAAGATTTTGGAAGCAGCGTCCGAAAACTTGACAGAGATATTACCACCATTAGGAAGGACAGGAAGTCCGGTTGCGGTATCTATAAATGCTATAAGTCTAGAGTCACCTTGTCTAGTACCATCGCCTTCAGCGTTTCCAGTATTGTGATACAGTACTAATGCTTCACAGTTTGCACCAGTTACTAGTGGAAAAGTAACATCAGCTGCGTCAAATACTCCATCCGTAATAGTTTTACTAGTAAGGTTGGCAGTAGATACCACAGCTGTGTTAGGTATACTGGAACGGAACTGGTGTGACGCACTAAATGTGTACACACCAGTATCCACTAATGCAATGGTAACAACATTAGATGACAAGTTTAGTTCACCGCCAAGCAAGGCCTGCTTGGCTTTTGTAAAAAGTTGATTAGCCATCTAACTATCCCTTAATTTACAGCAGCCTCTTGATGCTCCCACCAGTCGTATGCCCATGTTACTGTAAATTCTTCAATTGCTTCTGATTCCCAAGCCAACTCGATTGTTGAAATAGAAACAGGATACAGACCATCAAACTTATAAGTTTGAATTACATTACCTTCTTTACTGTATTGCCTTACTAAGGCCTGTGCTTTGTAACGATTAGGGTTTACACCATAAGCATTAAGATTTTCAGAATGTTGATTGATCCTATGACTCCAGTTTTCTACTGCATTGCGGAGTTTAAAATCTTCATCATTCATAATAGTTACTGTCCAATCTTCAAACGTACGGTTACCCGCTAATTTGACCTGACGACCAAAATAAGGAACAATCAAAGTTCCTAAAGTCGAAGAAGGAATTTGTCCAGCTCTAACCATGAACGGGGATTTGTTGATCAAATCTCCACCATTCAAAGTTCCACCTTGAGGCTGGAACAGTTGTATCTCAAACAGAGAAGGACGAGCCCCTCCCTGCTTGAGTTCACCCCTGAAGGTGTTTACATTAAAAGCCATTGTTATTCTCCTCTACCTTTATTATCCGAAAGAACCTACGACTTCTTCGAACTCGACACCAGTTCTTACAGCAACAAAGTTGAGCTGAATAAAGTTGATTGAACGATTAGGTTTGACAAAAATGTCTCCTACAAATTCGTTACTATCAACGATCTCGGGTGTATTGTTAGTTTCGTCACATACTACTCGGAAATCAGTAATACCCCGTCGACCCTGTACGTCTCTCAAGAACGGCTCAACCAAATTGATAAATTGTGCTCTGGTGAATTCATCATTGAATTCGAACAGACTTTGTCTAGCTGCTATTGATATTGCTTTTTCAAGAACAATAAACAATCGCCTTACATTTATTCTATCAAATGCGCTTGGTGTAGCTAGCAAGGTTTTATCGCCAAACAGCAATGTTCCTTCGCCAGGGAAGGTAGTTACTGGGTTGACTCCTGCTTTGTAAAGTGCATCTCTAGCTGCTTGGTTAGGATTGAATGAAAGTTTCACAGCATTCTTGATTCTACCCCTTGAAGTTCCAGCAGGTGAATACCAAGGATCTCTGACTTCATCAGTCCTTGCAAAGGTTCCTCCAACGTCACCATTAAGAGGAATATAATGATACACATCATTGTACTTATCATACTGGAATTTATATCCACTATCCATTACAGCATATGAAGTAGAAGGTAGAGTGTTTCTAAACTGGATGATATCGTCTACCTCAGAATTAATGAAAGAAGTATTGTTTACAACATCAGCCTCTTCAGGAGAACAGCAAACTATTAAATCCTTTCTCTTCTCTGCAATGTTATTAATCAAGTGAATAAGAGTAGCACTATCTGAAGAACCACCTAACAATACTGAAATATCAACTTGCTCAGGTGATTCAAATAGATCGTAACCAGTTTGGAATTGACCTGATGATCCAGCTGAACCATCTGATCCACTTACAAATGATGCACTGATTGGCGTATTTCCACCACCAAATGCAGTAGCTAATGCAGCTGAGCCAGCGTTTGTAATACCAGCACCATGGGCTGTCCACCACATGTATGAAGAAGATCTGTTAATTACTTCCACATAATAGTTGGTTGATCCATCATCAGTTTTGGCATCGTTAGCTTTTGATACTGCTGAGTATCTTTCTAACACTTGTCCTTTAACATTTGTCCACTCACCATCTTCATCTACAACAACGACATGCATTTCATCGTTTGTTCCACCTCTAGTAGTGACATAGGGGGAAGTTCCTGGTGCAGCGGAGAAGAAGTTGTAGTATTCCCACTGACGGTTATGACATGCCTGATTAATTACTGTGTTACCTGTATAAGCAGAAGTCAATACAGCTGACTTACCATCTGCTGCTACAGTGTGAATTTGATGCTTGTCTTTATCTGGGCCTAGCTGGATGAAATCACCAACGGAAAGTACTGCAGCTTGATTAGCTGTGAATACAACACCATTGTTTCCATTTACAACTTTGTGGTTACCTGACAAGGTAGATTCAAAAGCTGTATTACTGGGACAGATTGAGTATTTTAATGAATTTCCTAACGCTCCTGGGAATCGAGCAACAAAGTTACCTACGCCACTGATACCAGAGGTGTAGTTATTATCGTAATCGTCTTCACTCTTAATAAGAGTAATAGACGAGTTGCCAGCTGTAATAGAGTTTTTCAGACCGGTATTATTGATACGCACTAAGTGAAGTGCAGCGCCGTATGACAAATAGTTAGCAGCAACAAAAAAGTCGTCGTAGTAAGTACTATTCGGTTTCTGAAAAGTACTTACCAACTCGGATTCGTTTGATAGCAACACTCTCTGTTCAACAGGACCCCAACGAAACTGACCAGCAAAACCAGCGGCCGTAGTTTGAACTGCAGGGACAATAGCTGTAAGATCGATCTCAGCAGTATTGACTCCTGGAGAAATCTGGAAGGCCATTTTTATCTCCTCGTGGTTGATTCTTTGTATATTTATAATTTATTGGTTTACAATGTCCTCAAGGGTATAATTGTAACCTAGAGGACTTACATCATCATTGAATGTATCGTGACCGTCATCAACTATACCAAAAGGTAACACATCATCTTCTATCATTTTTTGATTTTCAAGATACAGACGACTGCGGATATCGTTATCGGTGAGCTCAATAAAAAATTCCTGTCTTACCAACCACGAGAACAAAACGGCACACATAACAAGGTCATCGTGATGACCTTCTTCAGCTTCATAGCTATTTCTTTTATTTATGAAAACGCTTAACTCTTGAATAAGATCGTAGTCGTTGAGAATTAATTTATCGTTTTCAATAACATCTTTAAGATTAGAACACCCTATTCGTTTTACAGTTTTAGTAGTTTTGACCCCAAGCTGTATCCTGTGAGAGAATCCTGCTCCAACTCTTTGACCACCTCTACCTTTAACGCTTGTTGTAAGTATATTTTCATATTCTAAATCTTGCTGTATAATGTTTGCAACTTGCTCACCTAAATCGTTCAATTCAATTAATAAAAATGCATCACCATACATTCTCGCTGCATTAACTATCACATCAGGATATAACATTGGAGAAATATCTTTTGATCTGTATTTTCCAACAACCTTATAGGGCATTTCAGTTACATCAAAAACAACAAACGCGCTATAATCTAAACCTACGCCTCTTGAAGTATCAACTGTGATTACATAGAG